ACAGTAACTGCAAAGCGTTTTCGGATCGGGGTGGAAGGTGCCACCACGGACGGGCGCGAAATTTCCCGCGAGTGGCTCGTGCAGATGGCCGCCGCGTACAACCCGCAGGTCTACACCGCGCTGATTAATCTGGAGCACATCAAGTCTTACGCCCCGGACAGCACCTTTAACCGCTACGGCTCGGTGAGCGCGCTGGTTGCGGAGGAAATCCCCGACGGACCGCTGGCCGGGAAAATGGCGCTCTACGCCGACATCCTGCCAACGGATTCGCTCGTTGAGCTGGTCAAAAAGGGCCAGAAGCTTTTCACCTCCATGGAGGTCAGCACCAAATTTGCCGACACCGGCAAAGCCTACCTGGTCGGCCTGGCTGCCACGGACGATCCGGCGAGCCTCGGCACCGAAATGCTGGCGTTCAGCGCGTCGGCGGAAAAGAACCCGCTGGCAAACCGCAAACAGCACCCGGACAACCTCTTTACCGCCGCCACCGAAACCGTGATCGAGCTGGAAGAGGTGCCGGAGGAAAAGCCCGCCCTGTTTACCCGTATCAAGGCCATGTTTGCCAAACAAAAGCAGACCGACGACGACCGTTTCAGCGACGTGCATCAGGCGGTGGAGCTGATTGCCAGCGAACAGCAGAACTATGGCACCCGCACCGACAGAACGCTGGGCGAGCAGGCCGAGCGCCTGAGCCAGCTGGAAAGCAGCCTGCAGTCGCAGCTGGATGATCTGTCGGCGCAGAAGGAAGCCTTTAACGAACTCAAAGAGCAGCTGGAGCGCGCAGACAGCCGCCCCGACTACCGCCAGCGCGCACCGGGCGGCGATGCGCCGGCCGCTCACCTGACCAACTGCTAAGGAGCAGTAGACCCCATGAAAAAACAGACCCGTTTTGCCTTTAACGCCTACCTGAGCCAGCTGGCGCGCATCTATTCCGTGGAGATTGCGGAGCTTTCCAGCAAGTTCAGCGTAGAGCCGTCCGTGGCGCAGACGCTGGAAGACACCATTCAGCAGAGCACCGCGTTTCTGACGCTGGTTAACGTTATCGCCGTATCCGAACAGTCCGGCCAGCTGCTGGGCCTCGGCGTCGGCAGCACCATCGCGGGCACCACCGATACCAGCTCTAAGGACCGCGAGCCGACCGATCCAACGGCGATGACCGAGATTGAGTACAAGTGCGAGCAGACCAACTTTGACACGGCCATTACCTACGCGAAGCTGGACATGTGGGCGAAGTTCCAGGACTTCCAGACCCGCATCCGCGATGCCATCGTGAAGCGCCAGGCGCTGGACCGCATCATGATCGGCTTCAACGGCGTTAAGCGCGCCAAAACCTCAGACCGCACAGCAAACCCGCTGCTGCAGGACGTCAATAAGGGCTGGCCGCAGAAGCTGCGCGAAGACGCCCCGGACAACGTGATGGGCAGCACGACTAAAGACGGCGTAACCACTGCCGGAGCGGTAAAGGTCGGCAAGGGTGGCGACTATGCCAACCTGGACGCGCTGGTCATGGATGCGGTTAATGAGCTTATCGATCCCATCTTCCAGGACGATGACGAACTGGTGGTTATCTGCGGGCGCGAGCTGCTGTCTGACAAGTATTTCCCGCTGGTCAACAGCGAGCAGGCCAATACCGAAAAGCTGGCCGCCGATCTCATCATCAGCCAGAAACGCATGGGCGGCCTGCAGGCGGTGCGCGCGCCGTACTTCCCGGCTAATGCCCTGCTGATCACCCGTCTGGATAACCTGTCGATTTACTGGCAATCCGAAGCGCGACCGCATCGAGAACTACGAGTCGGTTAACGAGGCGTACGTGGTGGAGGATTACCGCTGCGCCGCGCTGATCGAAAACATCACCATCGGCGACTTTAGCGCGCCCGCTGATGCCGGTGCCGGAGCGTAAACCATGAGCCTGAGTCCCGCACGGCAGCACCGCCTGCGCGTTCAGGCTGAGCAGGCCGCCCGCACGGGCGGCTCTGCCCGGCACGCGAACGGCTACGAGCTGATGCTGATGCAGCTGGGTGAAGACCGCCGCCGCCTCAAGGGCATTCAGTCCAACGTCAAAAAAGCCGAAATCAAGGTGGAAGTGCTGCCGAAATATGCCGCCTGGATAGACGGCGTGCTGGCCGCCGACGGCGCGCAGCAGGATGACGTGCTGATGTACGTGATGTTGTGGCGCATTGACGCCGGAGATTATGCCGGGGCGCTGGCCGTTGGCCGCCATGCCCTTAAACACGGCTGGTCTATGCCGCAGGGGTTTAACCGAAACGTGCAGACCCTGCTGGCCGAAGAGATGGCCGACGCCGCTAAAAATGCCCTGATGGCAGAAAGCGACTTTGATCCTGCCCTGCTGATGCAGACGCTGGAGGCAACCGACGGGCTGGATATGCCGGACCAGTCGCGCGCCCGCCTGCACAAGTCTATCGGCTACGTGCTCACCGGCAGCCAGCCCGTGATGGCCCTGAATCATCTGAAGCAGGCGCTGCAGCTCGACGAGCGCTGCGGCGTGAAAAAAGACATTGAGCAGCTGGAGCGGAAAATCCGCAACGCCAGCTGATAACCGGACGTGCCCACGCGCGGGGCGGCACGGGGTGGCGACAGGCTGAGCCTTATCAAAACCCCGTCCACCGCCCAACCTTTTCAGGAGTATCAAGGCTATGGAATTTGTAGCGCCGCAGAAGGCGACGGGAACGCCGGAAATTATCCCCAACAACTCGTTCTGGCCGGACGTCGATCTGGCGAAGTTCAGAGCCGCAATGCGCGTAGACGGCACCGTGACGCCGGAGCGCTTAAAGCAGGTGGTGCTCACCGCGATGGCAGAGGTCAATACCGAGCTTTATTCGTGGCGCGAGCGGCAGGAGCTGCGCGGGTTTAACACCTTGGCCGACGTGCCGGCGGAGAAGCTGGCCGGTGAGAGCGTGCGCCTGCATCACTACTTTAACGCGGTGTGGTGCTGGACTCGTGCGGTGCTTAACGAGCGCTACCAGGACTTTGACGCGACCGCCGCTGCGGCGAAGCGCGGCGAGGAGCTGGCCGACACGACCGGCGACCTGTGGCGGGATGCGCGCTGGGCCATCAGCCGCGTGCAGAACCTGCCGCACAGCACCGTGGAGCTTATCTGATGAAAGTGCGTGCGCAACAGTACGACACGGTGGACGCGATCTGCTGGCGTCACTACGGGCGCACGCAGGGCATGACCGAGCAGGTTATACGGGCGAATCCGGGGCTGTCTGAGCATGGCCCCATCCTGCCGCACGGGCTGGAAGTGGAATTGCCGGACGTGACGACGACGGCAACCGTGCAGGCCGTCCAGCTTTGGGACTGAACTATGTGGGAAAAAATCAGCACCTTTATCACCTGGTGCATGGCGGTAGTGATGGCGTGGCTGGGTGGTATGGACCTGAAGGACGTTTCCACCGTGGCCGGTGTCTTCATCGGCCTGCTGATGGCGCTTATCAGCTGGTACTACAAGCACAAAACATATCAGCTGCTGCTGAGCGGCAGGATTAGCCGGGGGGATTATGAATCTGCAGACCGTTAAGCGCTGCGCCGTGGGTGTGGTGCTGGCGCTGGCCGCCACGCTGCCCGGCTTTCAGCAGCTGCACACCTCCGTGGAGGGGCTGAAGCTCATCGCGGACTATGAGGGCTGCCGCCTGCAGCCGTACCAGTGTAGCGCCGGCGTCTGGACCGACGGGATCGGCAACACGCGCGGCGTGGTGCCGGGGAAAACCATCACGGAACGGCAGGCGGCGGGCAACTTCATCACCAATGTGTTACGCGTCGAGGCGGCACTGGCGCGCTGCGTGGCGGTATCAATGCCGCAGCAGGTTTATGACGCGCTGGTGTCGCTGGCGTTCAACGTCGGCACCGGCAACGCCTGCGGATCAACCATGGTAGCGCTGCTGAAACAGGGGCGATGGCGTGAGGCCTGCGGACAGTTGCCGCGCTGGGTGTACGTCAAAGGCGTATTTAATCAGGGGCTGGATAACCGCCGCCAGCGTGAAATGGCGTGGTGTCTCAGGGGAGCGGGCGCATGACGCGGGTGCTGCTGGCAGCAGCGCTTGCCCTTCTCATGCTGGCCGCGCTCGGCGTGCAGTCATGGCGGCTCAGCAATGCGCACCACACCATCAGCACGCAGCAGGCGGCGATTGCGGACCAGGGCAAAAAGCTGTCGCAGAAGAACGGCCAGCTGATCGCCCTGAACATTCTTACGCAGACGAACAGCCAGGCGCAGACGCAGCTTTATGCCGCCGCCGAGCAAAACGGCAGGCTGCTGCGCGACCGGCAACGCACCATTGAGGAGCTTAAACGTGAAAATGAAGACCTGCGCCGCTGGGCTGATTCCCCTTTGCCTGATCCTGTTGTCCGGCTGCGCCAGCGACCGGCCCTCGCCGGAGGTGAATCTTACCGTGAGTGGCTGTCCCAAAATCACCCGCTGCCAGCTGGACCCGGCCTCGCCGCGAAGTAACGGCGATCTGAATGCCCTGCTGGATGAAACCGAGGCCGCCTGGGCGGCGTGCGCGGACAAGGTCGATACCATTATCAGCTGTCAGGAAAAAGACGATGAACAAGCCGCAGTCCTTGCGAAGCGCCCTGAATAAAGCCGTGCCCTACGTGGCGGACAATCCCGACCGGCTGCACCTGTTCGTGGATAACGGCGCGCTGGTCGCCACGTCCGCCGCGTCGATCTCATGGGAATACCGCTACACCCTGAACGTGGTGATTACCGACTTTACCGGCGACCAGAACCTGCTGATGGCCCCGGTAATGTTCTGGCTGCGGGAGAATCAGCCGGACGCCCTGCAGAACCCCGGCGAGCGGGAAAAACTCTTCACCTTTGAGGCCGACATCCTCGGCAATGACCGCTGCGACATCAGCATGAACCTGAAGCTGACCGAGCGGGTGCTGGCGCGGGAGGTGGACGGGAAAATGACGGTCGAGGCCATACCGGAGCCGGACGTGCCGGAGGAGTTCTGGACGGCCCGCAATGGCTGAGCTGCATGAGGTTGACGCCTGGCTGGATGCGCTGCTGGCGCAGCTTGAACCGTCGGCCAGAAAAAGGATGCTGCGCGAGGTCGCGCGGGACGTGCGCCGCATTCAGCAGGCGAACATCACGGCGCAGCGCGCCCCGGACGGCACCGCATGGGAACCCCGCCGCGCCACGGCCCGCACGAAGCCGGGCCGGATCCGGCGCAAGATGTTTGCGAAGCTCAAAACCACAAAATACCTGAAGGCGCAGGCCAGCGCCGATCAGGCCGAAATAGCCTTTGCGCCTGCCGTGCAGAAGCTGGCCCGCGTGCATCACTACGGCCTTCGCGACCGGGTAAACCGGCGCGGCACGATGGTCAAATATGCGGAGCGCCCGCTGCTGGGCGTAAATGGCGAGGTTGAAAGCGCAGTGCGCGACACCCTGCTGCGCTGGCTGACAGAGTAGCCGCCCGTCGTTGTGCCATACCTCAGACAATGCCGGGCAGATGCCCGGCCCCTGCCTTAGTGACACTCTCAGACCATGAACGAAAAACTGACCGAAATCATGCGCCTTATCACCAACCTGATCCGCACCGGCACCGTGTCCGAGGTGGATCCGGTGAACTGGCTGTGCCGGGTGAAAACGGGCGACATCGAAACCAACTGGATTAACTGGCTCACCACGCGCGCCGGTAACACCCGCACATGGTGGAAACCCTCCGTCGGCGAGCAGGTTGTGCTGCTGAGTCTGGGCGGCAACCTCGAAACCGCGTTTGCGCTGCCGTCCGTCTATTCTGACGCCTTCCCGCCGCCGGACTACTCAGAAAACGGCGCGACAACCGTGTTTCAGGACGGCGGCTGGTTTCAGTACGAGCCGGAAACCGGCCAGCTGCTGATAAAGAACATCAAAAGCGTGCGCATAGAAGCGGCAGACGGTATCCAGCTCATCACTGAGCAGTTTGGCGTGGACGCTGACCAGACCCGGATCAACAGCGAAACCGTGATGAACGGTGCGGTAACGCAGGGCGGCGGCGGCATGAGTTCAAACGGCGTCGTGGTGCATACCCATAAGCACGGCGGCGTGAAGTCTGGCACCGATATGTCAGGAGGTCCGCAATGATGTATCTCGGCATGAACCGCGACACCGGCGAGGCGATCACCGATATCGACCATATCCGGCAGAGCATACGGGACATCCTGATGACGCCAGAAGGCAGCCGCCTGCAGCGCCGGGATTACGGCTCGCTGCTGTCGGTGCTGATTGACCAGCCACAAAACGACGTGATCCGCCTGCAGGTGATGGCGGCGGTGTATACCGCGCTCAGCCGCTGGGAGCCGCGCATCAGGCTGAACACCGTCAACATTACCAGCGCCTTCGACGGCTCAATGGTGGTTGAACTGACCGGCCAGCGGGATGACGGCTCGCCGGTTGCCATGTCTGTTTCAACGGGGGTGAACAGTGGCAGTAATTGACCTTTCCCAGCTGCCCGCGCCTGAAGTGATTGAGGTGCCGGACTTTGAAACCCTGCTGACCGAGCGCAAGGAGGCGCTGATCGCGCTCTACCCGACGGAGGAGCAGGCGGCGGTGCGCCGCGTGCTGGCGCTGGAGTCCGATCCGATGGTGAAGACGCTGCAGGAAAGCACCTACCGGGAAATCCTGCTGCGCCAGCGCATCAACGAGGCGGCGCAGGCGGTCATGGTGGCGTACGCGCTCGGCAGCGATCTGGACCAGCTGGCCGCAAACCATAACGTGCAGCGCCTGACCGTGACCCCGGCTGACCCTGACGCAGTGCCGCCGGTCGATGCCGTGATGGAAACCGACGACGCCCTGCGCGTGCGCGTGCCGGAGGCGTTTGAGGGGCTGAGCGTGGCCGGGCCGACGGCTGCCTATGAGTTTCACGCAAAGAGCGCGGACGGCCGCGTCCAGGACGTGTCGGCAACCAGCCCGTCACCGGCCAGCGTGCTGATCACCGTCCTGAGCCGTGAAGGCAACGGCGAAGCAGCGGCGGATTTGCTGGCTACAGTGAACACCGCGCTGAACGCGGAAACGGTGCGGCCCGTAGCGGACCGCGTCACCGTGCAGGGCGCGACCATTCATGACTACAGCGTGAAGGCAAAGCTGCACCTGTTTGATGGCGTGGCGGCCGGTCCCTGCCTTGAGGCGGCAAACGCGCAGCTGGCCGCTTACCTCACCGAGCAGAAAAAGCTGGGCCGCAGCGTGCGCCGCGAGTCCTACGGGGCGGTGCTGCGCGTGCCCGGCGTGGACTGGGTGGAGATGATCGAACCGGCGGCGGACATCATCCTGGACCGCACGGCAGCGGGTAACTGCACCGGCACGGACATTTCGGTGGCGGCTGACGAGGTGCTGACATGAGCAACAGCAGCCTGATGCCGTCCGGCTCGTCCGCGCTGGAGCGCCGCCTGGCGGAAGCCTGCAGCGGCATTACCGGCCTGAACGTGCCGCTGCGCGACCTGTGGAACCCGGCAACCTGTCCGGTCAGCTTTCTGCCGTATCTCGCCTGGGCATTTTCGGTGGACCGCTGGGACGAAGGCTGGGCGGAAAGCGTCAAGCGGCAGGTAGTGCTCGATGCGTTTTATATCCATCAGCACAAGGGAACCATCAGCGCTATCCGGCGCGTGGTAGAGCCGTTCGGGTTCCTGATCCGCGTTATTGAGTGGTGGAAAACCGGCGAAGCGCCCGGCACGTTTCGCCTGGACATCGGCGTGCAGGACCAGGGCATTACG